CAGTAGCAATAGTGAATGGGCTCAATGCTTCTTGGCCAGCTGTAACGCTAGTTGCGGCAGCAGAAGAATCAGTCAAGCTCTGTGCATAACGTACACGCAGAGTATGGATCTGACCAACTGGACCAGTCATTGGCTGAACACCAACCAACTCGTTAGCAATAACGGTTGGCATAACACGTCGAATCACGGGAAGAATCACGCGGTTCAATGTGGCAATGTTGCCGGAACTTGTAGAACCTGCAGATGCATTTTCTTTCAAGTACTTGCGTGTGTTCTCAAGGATCACACTCATGGAATTGCGACGGGTACCGTTCAAACCTTCGAGCAATGCTTCTTTGGTTTCGCCCCAGCGACTTTCTAACAATGGTTCTGACATTTAAGTCTCCTAAAAATTTAAATTACAGTCCAGCCAGACGCTTGAGGTCGATCACATTGCTGCGATCTTCTTGATCAACGTTTTGGGTAGGAACAGTCTTATCACCGGTAACTGAGGAAACATTTTCTGTGATCACTTTAGAAGCTTTCACAGAGCGGTCTTCCAACACTGCTGGTAGATACTTTTCGAATGCGTTTTTCAAACGTGAAGTTTGAACGCTTTCGAGCAAATTACGCATGACATCGCGCTTTTCCTTGTTCAAGGGAGAAAGCAACATTTCCATCGTGCTGTCACGCTCGTTGGATTCTTTGATCATACGCAGTTCGCGTTCTTTACTCTCCACAACGACTTTCGCCTTTTGTGTGAGTTTGATGGCTTCCGCCAATTGCTGGTCCTTGCGGGACAATGCAGAGTATAACTTGCGGACTTCGGCTTTCTCATTCAAGTGAGTAGCACCAAATTCGCTTGCATACGCTTCAAAGATACGACGACCAAAATTGTTCTCGCGAGCAACTTTAATGTCTTCTTGCAATTGTGTAAGTTCAGCCTTCAAGTGACGGCTAACAGCTTGACTCATTTTGTCTGCACTTTCTTTTACGAAACGTGCTTTCAATCCTTCCAGCTTGCTACGGGCTTCACGAACGAGGCGGACTTTTGTTTCCACTACGTCACGTTTGTCTGCGGCAAACTCCTGGATCTCACGAGCCAATGCATGCACCATGAAGTTTTCTAGCTTGGCTAGACCTTCAGTGTGCATTTTACGATCTTTACGCAATTCGCCAATTTCTTCTGCAAGTTTACTAACCAAGAAGCCGTTAAACTTCGTTGCTGATTCGTTCATCTTGCGTTGGAAACGGACGCGATCTTCAGCCAATGCTTGCTTTTCAGCAGCCACGGCTTGAATCTCTGCGGCGAGACCTTCTGTTACCATTTTGTCAAGGGCTTCCACCATTACTGACTTGTCGTGCTCGTAGCGTTGTGCAAACTCTTCTCTGAGTTCTACACGAGCCTGTTCACGAGCTTCATTTAGCTTGGTTTCCCAAGCTTCATTAATCTCCATGCGAGTTTCCTCGGTGATCAGGTCACTATCTAGCAATGGTTTGATAGCATCTAACATGCCTGGTTCTCCTTATATTTTGAGATCCCGGATGAGCTTTTTAACTTCATCCTTGAGGTATCTCTGCACTTTGTTGTTATGCCCAGATTCACGAGCCACTTCAAGCAATCTATGTCCGTACTTCATGTTCATGAGTCCTTCGTAAATTGCTTTAGGATAAGCATTCGGAGCACTGGGTTGTGCAACCACATCTATAGTGACAATTTCAAAGTCACTTACATGTCCTGTTCTGTCATCAACGTTGCCGCTTCCACGGCTTGATACACCTAGTCTAACACCAGATTGTAGCAACGTCTTGATCAATTCTCCCATTGGAGTTGGCAAAATTTTAAGTTTGCCACATCCTGCGTCTCCATCCATCCACATGCCTTCAACGCTGTGGCACACACGATCCAAGTTAATCTTCAAATCATCTGGGTGATCCACTTCACCTAAAACGGAGTTACCTTCTTTAATCTGTTGATTAATAGTATTAACTGCCTTAGATATTTCGTGTAAAGGATAGACACGTTCATTTGCATTGCGCTTGTTGCCTTCAATACAAATGCCTTTAAGATAGAGATTCTTACCTCCGCTGATATCAGCTTCCTCCAACACCTGGATGTTGGCCTGATTAAAGGTAAGTTGTTCTCTTAGCGTCTTCATTGCTGATTAGCCTCTAGCTACTGGACTCTTGGTGTTAACACCCGATGCTTGGCCCAAATGCGGCTTAGTAGCAGGCTTTTGATCTTTCATGCTAGCGCCAGCTTTGTTCTGGAAGTCGCCGATGAGATCTTTTGTGTTGTTGCTGTAAGCAGAAGTGTCATGTTTGCCACCCATTTCGCCACCAGCGTGTACAGGCTTAACTGTGTTACCTACAGGACCTTTAGCGCCTGCATTGGCTGCAACTGGGCTCTTGGAATAAGCACCTTGCTCACCGGTTACTGGCTTTGGGGCTGCTTTTAAGCTCACGGCTTCCATCATGCCCATTTCTTCTGTGTCGTCCATTTCAAGAGCGTCGCCGCCTTCATCAGGACCCATCATGTCGCCGTCGCCGCCCATGTCGTTGTCACCCATTAGGTCTTCAAACTCGGCCATCAACTGGTCCAGTTTGTCTTCTAAATTCATGATGTCGTCTTTGGTAGCTGGCTCATCGCTGCCGCCGCCGAACTCATCATTGTCCATTTCCATGTCTTTGGTAAGATCTTCGCCGTCTTCTTCTGCTTCGTCGTCAAACTCTGCATCGTCGCCTTCGGCTTCCATGTTCATGTCAGATTCTTCTTCCATTTCCACGTCGTCGATTAGATCATTACTGGCGTCGCCGCCCATGCCTTCTTCTAAATCTTCGTCTGCGCCTTCTTCGATTTCTTCGGCTTCTTCAGCCATGATGTCTTCGTAGATCTGGCGGCTTTTTTCCACAACGATGTCGTGGAATAGTTCGCGAGCTTTTTGCTCGTCATCATTGATCACATATTCAATCAATTGTTCAAAACGGTTCATATGAAAAACTCCTATAGGTAAAGTGTGTTGTTATTTACACACTAGATGAAATATAGGTGGTTTATGGGGTCAAAACGACAATAAATGCCGTTTATACTGGAGGTGCGGCTGGGGGTGAGTATTGTTGACGAACAAGTTTGAGTTTTTCTTTGTACTCATAGGCTCGTACATCATTCATCTTGCGCAGTTTGTTTAGCTGACGCAAGGTAAGGCGACTTTTGCGCAGGTCGCCAATTTGAGGCTGGCTGTTGTCTTGTGCAACATCCTGATATGCTTCAGGTTCTTTATGCCAAAATTCTGTTAGTAACATGGACGTATTTATACTGGAGGAGGTGCGGCGCCGCCAGGCATACCGCCAGGAGCAGGAGGCACAGCACCAGGCATTCCGCCCATGCCGCCATCAGGTGTCATCTGGCCAATGTCTTCGCCTGTTTGAATGTCTGTTTCTAACGCACCAGGAGTAATGCCTACTGATCGTAGATCTTGTCCTGTTGTGGGTTTCATCTCTGGTGAATCACGTTCTTCACGCCACATTTCTTCGTTCTTCTTGATTTCGTCTTCAGTCAATCCCAAGAAGCGTTCTAGCATAAAGCGTTTTGACATGTATGGCAGTTGTTCCATGCTGGTAAATGCCTGAATACGTGTGTTATCCAGTTCGCTTTGACGGTAACTTGCAAAGTTTTGAGGTGCATTAAACTTGATGTTAAACAGGCTAGAGTCTATGTTAAACCCGCGCCATTTCATGAACATCTTGAATTCGTCGTCTAATTTTTGGCATATTAACGCCTGTAAACGTTCGCAATACTGATTGAATCTGTACTCTTGAATAAGGGCTGTGCCTACTTTTCCGTCGTCAAATGTCTTGCCCGAGTCGTCTGGACCAGTGGGCAAATAGCTTGACGGCACACGCAGACCACGAGCCATTTTGTTGTTAAAATACTTTAAGTCGTCAATTTCGCCTAGGTTTTGACCGCCTGGCAAGGTGTCCACGCTTGAACCACGACCGTCTGCTGTTTGTGGAAAGAAGTAATCTTCGTTGATGCTGAGTGGATTGTAACTAGCATCCATCATGTTCTGTCCACCACCAGTAGTGGTAGGAATTCTACGCTGGTGCATTTCGTTCTTGATGCGTTCCACAAACTGCATGGCCAAGT